CTGCATGTCTTGACAGAAAAATCATATGCATCTGAAGGAGAATTTCAGTCTGGGACTGGGTTTCCAAAAGTTACATGGGCGAAACCCAATAAATATGATAATTTTCATACGTTGATATCTGATTCTGATATTGGTGTTCATTTACCAATTGATAATGATGATTCAATAAAATATTATGGAGATTTGGAGAAAAATCAACCACCATGTGATGTGAAAGGAAAGACTGATCACCATAGAACTCCATTTTATGGTTGTTTTGAAGAGACAAAGAAACCATCTGCTTTAATTGAAGCACACGTTCCTGATACTTCAAAATTGCTTAACGATAGTCGTGGTAACCCATCTATTTTAGTTACTCAATTATCGGGTTATGCAGGAAAAACATATGAAATACCTGCTGAGATTATGTCCACTATGATTGAACAACTGAAAGAGTATATGATTGAAGTTATGCAAGGTTATGCTATAGGGACATCGTCGAATAGCAAAACTGCGATGTGGGAAGCTTTGAATGGACAATACTTCAATGATGATTTCGATAAGTTGAATGAAAAGAGTTCAGCAGGAATACCATGGACTAATCTCGGGGCAACAACTAAAAACGATTTCTTGGAAAGAAAACGAATCTTGAATATGTATCGGACTTCTGCAGAAGATAAATTTGTCGAAGGTTTTTATCTGAAAGATGACAAATTGACTAAATACTTTAAACGAGTATTTAACAACAAGATTGAGCAAGCAAAGAGCCTCAAACGTACTTTTAGTATATGGAAAGCATGTTTGAAGGATGAACTTCGAAAATTAGAGAAAGTGCATTATGGGACAACAAGAGCTTTTATAGCACCCCCAATGGAATCTTTCTTGATGGGAAGATTTCTCTTTGGTAGATGGAAAGCAGCTTTTAAATCTAATCAAGAAAAGCTATTCCATGGATTGGGAATCGACATGAAATCATTGGATGTGACGGATTTTATTTCTAAGTTTAAGCAGTATAAATATTTCATGGATGTCGATTATAAAAACTTTGATCAGAAGTTATTAGCACAGTTTATCAAGGCAGTTGCAGTTATTATTGTTGAGACTATTCGTCATTATGAAAAGAATGATGAGTATGCTAATGCGCGTTATGTATATTTTGAAGAACTTATATATACTATTATTTGTGCATCGAGAACTTTGTTCATGACCAATCGTGGAAATAAGTCTGGTAATGTACTAACTACTGAATTGAATTGCTTAGTCAACTTCTTGTATGGTTGGTATGTATTCATCAAAACAACTGGTGATACTAGTTTACAATCATATTTGAGATATGTCAGAGATAAGAACTTTGGTGACGATAAAGCTATGGGATTGACACAAGAAGCCGTGGACATGGGATTTAATTTCCATGCATATAAGAAAGTCATGGCAGAAATTGGACAAACAGTAACACCAGGAAATAAATCTGATGTTGAATTACCGTATTTTGAAGATATTTGTGAATTGCAGTTTCTTAAACGAAACTTTTATCAGTTATATCCTACTATCTGGATTGCTCCTCTTGATAAAACATCTATCGAGAGCGTGTTTAACTACTCGTGTTTGACCGAAGAAGAGATTGAAGAGTGGCAAGCAACAATTAGAGAACAACTTATGGAAGCAATGTTACATGGGAAGAAGTACTACTCAACTTTTGTGAAAAAGTTGAGAGAGTGGGTTTCAACCTATAAATTTAAACATTACCATCCTGAATTACGAGAAGCTATTATGCCTATTCTTTTGAATAGATATGTAGATATGCTTCGATCGTATTTGCTTCGAATTGGTGTCTTATCACCTAGTGATTTACAAAATAATAAAATATATTGTGAGTCAATTTTTGA